TTTTAAAATCTGGACCCTCTCGGGAGCCCTCTTTAAGGCCATGTAATACGCAAGACCGGCGGTGAGGCACGGATAAAACCGAAAGGGTATATCCAAGGTGTTTATAGAGGTATCCGCATCGTCTATGCGAACCAGTCGGTCATAGATAAATATGTCGGTGCTATTTTCCGGAGCGGGCCATATCTTGACTATAGGCGTTATCTGACGGTCTACATAAAACTGTGTGGGCCGTCCGGTAGTAGATTTGTTTGCAATGGTCAGATAGTCGTCTCGGCTAACCCTGGTTATAGATATGTCCGAGTTGCTGCGCCTAACCACGCCCGACAGAATGTCTACGGTGGACTGAGGATCTTCAAGAGATGCCGTAGACGTGGTGGCCGTGGTTGCCCCACTTGTCCCACCGGTTATGGTCTCTCCAGAGGAAAAGGTTCCGACAGGAACCGTTAAAGTTAAAGAGGTGGTGGTGGGTTTGGTGATAATAGATGCCGTAGCACCGCTTGTTCCGCCGGATATCGTCTCCGCAATCGAAAAACTTCCACTCGCGGAAACAGACATTGTTATGGCTCCCACCGGATAGTCTGTTATCCCGGAAGCCACCGTCTGACTTACCTGCTTTATGGTCCACCTATTTAAGCCTCGATTGGCCCAATCTGCAAAGAGCAGGTTCAAAGACCTCCTGGCGGTCCTCGCATCGTACCCGGTGCGGAACTCTATTCCACACCTTTCAAAGGCTTCTTCTATGTACTCCGCTACATTCGGTTCAAAGTCCTTGGATCCGGAAACCGCCATTATCCACAGTCCATCTTCTAATACTGTTTTAAACAGTAAATAACTACAGAATAGGTATCTCCGCTGCTATGTCCTACAGTAGTCAACTGAATGTCTCCGGTATTACCTCCAGAAGCGGCCACGTTAGGCAGTCCGCTAATGTCCGAATAATCTAGGGTATCGGAATAATCCGCAGGAAGTTCTACAGCAATTACATCTGTAGTGGCATCCCACAACAGTTTCACACCCATTCCAACCGTAGAGAAGACAACCTTTTCGATACGAACCTTGGAGCAAGAGGTGCCATCCTGCAATCCGGACAATTCGGACACATCCACTTTGACAACCGCAGATTCCCCGGTTCCATCACTTGTATTTGTGCAATAGATAACAGCGGATTTTGGTCCGTCAATTATCGTAGTAGCTGTTACAGCATCTGCCATATCCGGCTCCTTCTACATAAGCAGAGGAAGGAACATAGTCCTTCCCTCACTTAAATTACGCAACCTGAACGTATTCAATAATAAACGTAAAGGAGCCCGCCGTCGTTGCATCTACAGTGTTTGTAATGTTGCAGTAGATGGTACGCTCTGCCGAGGCATACTGAACAGAGGCCGGAGCCGTCGTTGCGTCTTGAGTTTGTAGAACAAGTGACGTGACCGTGACGTTGCCTACAACAACCGTGGTGCCGCCATCAAGAATCTCATCGGTTTGAGCCGCAACAATCTGCGCTCCAGAACTTGAAGTTCCAACCTCATATCCAATGTCGCCGGTTCCAATAACAGGAGCCGTGACACAAAAGATCTTAATGTCGGTGATAATCGTGTTGGCGGGTTGCGTGAACTCACCGATAGCTGGGCTATCTCCTGCTGTGGTGTTAACGGTAACGCCAGTAGCAAGGCCAACGTGCTTGACGTACTTGTTCGTTACGATACCGGTTGAGGCAATGTCGAAAGTGTTCGTTGCGGCACCCGTGGTCGAGTTGACATTGATTACCTCAAAGCCATTCTCAGAGCGAACGGGACCATTAAAAGTTGTATTAGCCATCTAGCCTTCCTCCTTACGAAAGGTTTTGCCCTAGAGTCTTCGTAAGCGTCTGCTGGGCCAGTCGCTAGGGCTAAATAAGTCCCAGATGAGACGAGAGGGGGTTGCCCCCCTCTCCATCCCAAAGTTAGGCTCCTGGCGAACCAAAAATGCCGCGAGGATCCGAGAACCCGAAAGCGTAACGCTCACGGGCCTTGTACCGGACGTTTCCGGTATCGAAGTCACCTTCCATAGAAGTACGAATAGCGGACCGGTTGAACCCTTTGAGTCCATTCGGAGCATCCGTAATAATGAAGAAGGCGTCGGTGTCCGTGAGGAAGTGGTTCACGAAGTAACCTTCCGGCAGCATACCCATGCTACGAATAGCATTGATATCGTTGTCTGCCGTTCCCGTGCGTAAAGTAGATTCAAGGAGCCGGTCTGCGGTGAATTGAAGTTCCTTTGGAACAATCATCTTCATACCACGAACGGCAACCTTCAATCCGCGCTCGTCCACGAAGCTTGCAATGTCAATGAGAGACTGCTCAAGGCTGGTCTCATTGAGATCTGCTGCGGTGGAGAGTTCGTTACGGAAAGTGTTTCCACTAGCCAGAGGATGGTCCGTAGCGCAAAGCTCTTTTCCATCCCCACCAGTAACAGTGCTATCAAACGCATTGTTAAGAACTGATGCAGCCTTAACCTGTTTCGTTTGACTCATGCTACGGGCAAGAGCCCTTGTATATCGACTAGCAAGCCGGTCATACAAGTTATCTTCAATAGCCTCCTCTGTGATTGAGAACGCCAAAGCAATCGTCTCCATGGTATAACGGGCAGTATATGCTTCCTGCGCGTCATCAAACGTTACCGCAGAACCTTCCGATTTAGTCGGTGCGGCTCCAAAGCCAGATAGCATGACTTCTTCTTCAAAGGCACGATCCGAAGTTTCCATAGAGAAAATCTGCTCATGCTCACGATCATATTGATCGTATTCCAAGCCAAACAGTGCGTTTAGGCCGGGTTCCAACTCTTTTACGAGTTGTGCTCTGCTAATAGCCATTGATCAACCCTCCTATACGCCAGTGGTTGAAGGAGTACCCGCAGCAATGGACCCAACGGGTGCATTAAAGGGGTTATTCAACCGAACAACTGCGCCAATACCAGCAGCGGTAAAATCTTCATTCATGGAATCCTCAAGCCAACCCATAACCCGAAGGGTCAAAGTATTGGTCGTTGCCAGAGTACTGATAGCCAGTCGGCCCAAAGAAAGACCTGTAGCATCAGTTCCGGTGATACCAGTCGAAAGACTTGCATTTAGAAAGACACTTGCTCTCGCAGTTGCCTTGCTGGTCCATGAAGCATCCGTAGCAATAACGTAGAGTTGATTGGGATCATCTACGATAAATGCTTTCACCGGATGGTTACTATCGGCACCAGATCCGGGCCAATAGTTACTAAAGGTGGTTTTTCCAGTGACGCTAGAAACATACTCGCATCCTTGAAATACGCCTAGATGACTGACAGTGCCACCAGCAGCATTAGCTGTGTGGTCAATATAACCAGAAGCAAGAGGAATAACCACCTGCCCATGGTAAATCTTGTCACTGTTGTCGGAGGCAATTTCGTAAGGAGTATATCCCGTAACACCAGTGGAATTAGTGGCACCGCCCAACTTACTTATCGGACGGAGACCAAAGCTTCCGTTAATGTTAGCCATGTCTCATCTGCTCCTCGCAGCGGTTAAAACAAAACCTAAGTGTTCTTAGGTCCTCCAAATGTAACGCGCGACTGACGCTCCGGTTTTTGAAGTGCCATCGAATGATGTTGGTTTTCCTTCATGAGATCATTGTCAACCGCCGTCATAGCATCCGAGTTCATTCGCTCAAAATATTCACGGCGCTCTTCTACAATCTCTGTTGGAATACGAGCCAACAACAATCCACCAACGCCAAAAACGCCTTCATAGCTTCCACTATCAACCGTTGGAGCTTCAAAATCCGGGTATTCATCTTTCCGCACAAGTTCCCAGCCTTCCCGAATACGAGCCGACAAGTTTTTGCGGTCATCGAAACCCCGAACCTCTGCACGAATCCAGCGGTGAACGTAGCCTTCTGGCGGAGGAGGTGCATCCAATAAGGATGGTGGTTTCCAAGGTTGCCGTTTGGGTTTAGCCGAACGGGTCTTAGATGCGCGAGGAGTTTTATCTAACTGTTTGTCGGACATCATCCTGCTCCTAGCGTTTTGTGTTTCGCGTACTCATTCAGAGGAACTCCCAACTTATTAGCGATTGCAACTTCGCTAGGAGTTAACCTCACTTGGGTTTTGCGTCCAGTGCTACTGGAACGAGTGGCAGATGCTACAGCCTGTTGGGGCCTTCGCGTATCTGAAGAGGAACCAGAGCCTCCACTAAACTTATGTGGAAAGGCCTCCTTTATCCTCCGGTCTAGTTCAGAGTAGTACTCTGGGGACTCCGTGTCAAAGCCTTCTTCCTCCACAATCTTTTTGTGAATTCCAAAAGCCGCAAAAGTCATGGCCTCGTCACTGCCAAACCATTCGTTCTTTTCCGCCCAAGCTTCGGCTTTGGGATCCGGACGATTAGGCACTGAAGCGGGTTGAGGAGACGCTGCCAGTTGCTGACGTTGTTGATACTGAGCCTGCTGCTGCTTGGCCGATGCAACGCGCTCTTCCTCAATGGCGAGACGCGCTAACTTCTTGTTTAACTCGACCTGTGCGGACGTGTCGTTAGTAGCGATTGCAGTCTCTAAGTCCTTTTCTATAGACTCTGACTGGGTAGCAATCCGGTCTCCGTACTCTTCGACGTACCCTTTATCCAGACTCTGAACTCGGTCCTTGAGTTGCGCGTTCTCAACCTGGATGTTTTGTGCATAGTCTATAGCCGCGTTCTGCTGGCGTTCTGCTTCGCGAACCTTATGCGTGAGCTTATCGATCCGCTTCTTTACCTTCTTGCTATAAACCTCATGCTCTTCTTGATCCGCGTGATCCGCTTGAAGTTCTTCGGAAGGAGCTTCTTCCAATTCTACCGTGACCTCTTCCCCTTCGTTAGGAAGATCCACAACAAGGTCTTCGTTCCTCTCAGCCATTGTCTTCTCCTAAATGTGCAGGATGTCTTCAGGATCCTGTATTACAGCAATTATTTCATCGTCGTTAAGAATACGAACCTCGCCACCATCTATCTTAAAACGAGAACCCGCATACCGGCCAAACAGAACCCAGTCTTTTTCTTTACACCACGCCCCACTTGGAAATTTAGATTTGTCGTCGTAAGCCAAAGGACCTGTCCGCAACACAAAACCACAGACAGTAGCCAAAGCCTCTCGGTCTACCACCGCGTCCGGAAGAAAGACCCCACTCTCGGTCTTTCCTTTCCCTCTATATGGAAGGATAAGAAGACGCCACCCGGTAGGGGAGGGCATCCTATCTAGAGCGTTTCCGTCTATCTTTTCTGGATCCAGAACCTTTTCCTCAATATTAACGTAAGCATCGCTTAAGGAGACCAGATTATCTGTAGTCTCAGATTTTTCCATCATGAATCCGCCTTTTCTAGGATTTCTCTTAACTCTTGACCTATATAATCTAAAGATTCCACGTTGCCAACAAGTTGTTTGTACTCGTAGAAATCCTTAACCACACCGTCAGTCATCATCTCAGAGACTCTTGAGCGCCTCTCTTGAATGACTTTGAACAAATGTTCAGCTAAAAGAACTCCGTCCATCAATGTTGTCCCTTATTTCTTTTTATCGGTCTGCCATGCCCGTGCCTTGGACATTGCTCTATTACCGAACCAGAAGGATATGATGGCACTAAAGATAACACCGTCTGTTTCTTCTCGCCACGCCATATCTATAGCCACGGTCCAATCCAGATTCTGAACGGCAATCATGGCATAGATCATAACCCCTTTTGTTGCTAGATAAGCTAAGAGGAAAAGGTAAGTGACAACAGGGCGGACGCTACCGCGCAACCCGTTGATAAAAGATCCAGCATCGATAGACTTATCATGTTCATATAAACCCTTTGTTTCCTCAATTTCAGCCTGCGCGTCCAATTCTGCAACTTTGAGCTTGGATATCTGATCGGCGTATTTAGCCTTTGCCTCAAGCATATTCAATTGATGCGCGTCGGCCTGCTTCTGTTTAAATATTCCGATAACCTCTGGGATTATGGAGGTCCCGAAACCTAAAAGACTGCCTAGAAGAGCTATCATTATACCATTTTCCCTTTCTCTGACCGCAGAACCTTCAAACCCGTTCCACCGGCTAGAATGCAAGTAATGTCGTTGACTATCTTGGTAAGAGTCCACGCCCCATTTGGTCCAGCGTAAATCGTAAGAATGGATCCATCCGTCGAAACTCCGCGAAGGATAGGCTTCTCATTAAAAGTCTTCTCTAGAAACTTCGCCATAAGCTCCCTTTTAGCGCAACTTGGGACGGACAAGGCTTCCTGTAAAGATGACTCAGGCGCTTGTTGCGCCTGCTCTTGCTGACGTATTTCGACGGTAGACAAAGAGTCAGTAGATTGGCAGGCCGATAACAGTAAAGTTAGAAGAACTACCGCACGGGGAACCATTACCCACCTCCATTCATTATACCGCGTTGCTTATCTTTCAACGTTTCTACATCAGTTCTTAGCGTTTTAACATCCTCTTGGAGCCGTTTGATGTTAACTCCGTTGCTCATTCCTTCCTCTATGCGGGTCTGAATTTTCTCAACCTGACCACTGAGGTGTTCTATTAAGAGATATTGCTCCTGATCCGCAGAAGCCTGACCTAACTCGCCTCTCGGCCATTTAATCCGGAACTCGTTATTTTTAGCAATATCGGCCTGTAATTCCTTCAGGCCGGTCTCTAAGTCCTTGGCAATCAACTGCTCAAAGGTCTCAAGCTTATTCAGCCGCTCCACAACACCAAAGTACCCCCAGACGCCGATGGAAACTGCCGCCACAATGCTAATAAGATTCCTGATCGGCATTGATATTGCAGAGCTGTCGCTAACGCTTATCTGGTCCGCGCCCCGTCTACCCCGGTCCGCCTCTTCAGCCATTACTTCTTACCCAGATGCTGAACGGGTAGCCACTTATCACCGTCTTTACCAGCGTTGAACTTCCGCAGAACCAACTTGCCCTTACCGCACTCCCACCGCGTACCAACAGCGGTTCCTTGCGAGCGCAGTATCTGGCGCTTCACCTTCAGGCATTCGCTCATCCCACCTCTCGGCGTGTATTCTTTCAACTGGCCTGAGATGAACATATGCAGAATCCAGCCAGCGAATACCCTCTCGTCGGCTTTAGCCGTGTTGCCAGAAAATGTGATACAGCAGAAGGCCAATAATAATGAGCTTACCGTAATCAATGTTCCAAATTTCATTGTTTCCGCCAAACGTGTTTTCCCACCAGATAAGTATCTTATCCATCTTTCTTTCTCATCGCTTGTCGCCACCTCCACGCCAAAAACCCTAAACTGGCAAGAAGTAGTAATATAGAGAGACTCGTCTCAACAAGTCCTAGCCAAGAAGCCGCTACGGCTACACCGCCGGGAGCGACGGTTATGAGGTCTTTCGGTTCCATTATTTGTTCTCCACGAGTGGGTGCTTGCCGTTGTGGGCGTGAGAGAGTTGATCCAACTGTTTCGTTATCCACTTTACGTCCTTCTGAAGTCCCTCAAGTTCTCTGTGTAGGAGCTTTAGCTCATTCGGACTGTTGATGCTCTTCAACGTAAGCACCTGATTTGCAATCTTTCCGCGTTCCTGCTCCGCATTATCAAGCCTCGCGTCAAACTTTTCGCGGTTATCTTCCGCGCTTTTGATATGATCTTCAAGATCGTTCATGACGCGGCTCAGATTACTCTTCACCACGGCATAGCCACCGGCCACTGTAGCCAGAACCATAATCCCCTGTATCGCGTGACTCGCTCCAAGTTCCATGACTACCTTACCGCCGGTCCATGTGTCGCGGCCCACCACAGGAACCAGACGATTCCCACCGCAAGCAGGAGAACCATCATACCCTTACCAATCTCTATCAGAATCGTCTGCCGACGCTCCGCACGTTCCTCGGCTAAGATTCTCTCTTGCCGTGCGCGTTCTTTCTTATCTGCAATCCGCTTTTCGCGTTCGTTAAGAATCTGATCCCATGTGCTTTTTTCGTTGGGACCGCTCGGCCACTTCCGGTTGATCTCATCTTTAAGATCGGAGATCTGCTGGTCCAACTGCTTTTTCTCGATGATTGCCGCAGCCGCAGAACTGATACTGTCGTCTCCACCATCGTCCTTGGCGCGTTTCTGCAAGATGCTTTTATTCTTTGCACCTATAGAACTGCCAGCCTTGTGGTTTTTGTTTTTTTCGTGCTCGTCCTGTGCGCTAAAGACGCCATCGAGCCCGTGGACAATTTCTTGGACCCCACGCGCACTCTTAACGAGCGTTTTGGTAGCTGCAATTGCGGCGGCTATAGTTAACGGGTCCATTAGCGTTTTCCGTTATTGGACATGTACGCCGTCATGCCCATGTATGCTCCCACCACGCCAGCCTGTCCGATGTAGAAAAGCCCAAACAAATCCGATAGGGCCTTGATCCGGCCATCAGGGAAGATCGGCAAGAATACCATCAACGTGAACCCAATCATGGAAATCATCGCTACCCAGGCCATTCGACGCTGGGCATCCGCTTTCTCATGCTGATCACGAACTTCCGCTAACGCGAGCTCCTGATCGGAGACAACGCCGTCACTATCAACGTCGAGCTCGTTGTGGTTGCTGTCTTTCTGTAGTTTTTTCTGAGACATCAGAAAACCTAACAGTATTTGTAACTACCGCCCCGGATTGCCTCTCCCATTCCACGATTCTTACCTTTGGAAACGGACGCCTTAGAAACGTTAGGCGTGGGCTCTTCTACCGGAGGGTTGTATGGAACAAACCCCTGATCCTTGATGACTTGTCCGTCGCGGACGCCTTTTTCTGACTTTGCCATAACAATTATCCTTGTTGTTTTAGTATTTCACGTTCTCTTGCAGCTAAAATACGGGCGGCGGCAATATCTTTGGTTGCCTGTACCCTATTTTGGCTATTTTTGGAGTTTTGAGCCGCTTTTTGTTGATCAAACTGCAATCTTTGCTGATCCAAAGCGTTTTCCGCAGCATCTTGCTGTGCTCTAAGCTGTAAATCCTGCTCTTTCAAGGCAATTAACGGATCCGGTTGCCCCGCACCGCTAATTTGAGCACTCATTTGCTTAACTTGCTGCATACCTTCTGCGATAAGAGCCGCCACGCGGCCTTCCATTTGTTGTAAAACCTCTGGAGGCGGCTCCTGACCTTGAAACTGTTGAGAAACTTCTGCAAAGACTTGCTCCCTAGACTTGATGGATACGTGTTCCATAACATGTTTCTGCAAAGCCATGGCTACAGAGGGTATCTGAGCAACCATGCCTGATGAACCAAAGACCAAATGCGCCATTATGTGCGCGTCGTGGTTCTGTCCTTGGAATGCAACCAACGGCAAGTTGTCCAGGGACTCCGAGTTCTCCATCGCGGGGTCTTTGGGGGTAGGATCGTCCTTCCCTTCAGGCTTCAATATCGCATCAACGTCCTTGACGCCCACCGCGTTGTACATTCTACGGTACGCTTCATGCATATTATGAAGATCTGGAGCCGATTGAGCCAGTTGAAGCTCCGTCTGCGCCAGCGTCACCCTCTGCGCCATGGAGAAAATGTTGGGATCTGCCGCCGGTATGACATCAACCCTGTCGTCAAAGTCCTCGGCCTTTACCGTGCGCTCCCCACCGACAACGTCATAGGGGTACTCTTGCGGTAAATATTGACCAAAGACCTTGGCAAGCAGCGAAAATTCTTCTTTCTGAGCGTAAAACAGGCGCTTATGAATGGCCGACATGACCTTCGCGCCCTGCTCAAGCATAGCAATGGTCGTTCCAACCGCCGCTTGTTGATTTCCATCTCCAACTTGCAGGTTGGATACCGCCGCAAACCGCTGACCAGCCTCAACACAGAAACCCATCAACTGGAACAGCGTTTGATCGGCACCTTTGTACGGCAAAAGCATCAGTGAATCGCGAATGGCACCTCCAGGTGCGTCTACATCACGAAACTCACCCGGAGATAGCGGATCGTCGTCATTCCGTATCCGCAAGCCTCGCGCTTTGAAGCCCGCCGGTAAGTTTGACAGGGTCCCCGCGTCGATAAGCTGACGCAACGCTGCGGTAGCCGTGCGACTCAAACCGCCAATCATGTGGATTAAGCCAAGTCCATAGAACCCAAACCCAGGCAAAAACTTGAAATGTACGAAATACTGGTTCTTTTTGTAGTTTGGATCGTCTTTCGTGTAATTCCTGCGGACACTGAGCACCGCACCACTGTCCTCGGACACAGTCACGATATATGGAAGCTTGATACCAGTGGGCTCCCCATCGTCTCCCATGTCTTCGTAACCGTCGAGGTCCAAATCGACGTGGCATTCAAGAAGAGTTATCTCCTTGTCTACAATTGTCGGCTCTACACCCGTAATGTCGTCCATCTCTTCGCGAACTGTAGAAGGCTCCGACTGCGACGGCGTTACTTCTACGTCGGCATAAAAACCAGCGCGTTGTTTCTTACGGAGTTCGTTCTCGGTAACTTGAATTATGTGGGTGACGTTTTCAGCCGTCTCCAGATCCGTTGCAATGTACGGAACAATCAACTGCTCCGCCGGAACAAACTTACTGACCGCCCTGCCAAGAAACTCGTCGTAATATACTTTCTTAAACGTAGACCCAGATAGCGGTAGATAGAAGAGCATCTGATCGAACTCAGGGGTGTACTCTTTCATCACGCACGTAATCTGATAATTCATAAAGTGGCGAACGCGAGTGGCCTGATCTTCCTTCTCTTGAGTGACCTTACCTACAATCTCCGTGCGTACCGGACCACCGGCAGGCAACAATTCACCAAAAGCCTGCGCTTGAAACTGAGTAACGGCCTCGGCAAGAAGTGGATGCGTAACGCCCGTCGCACCACGGAAGGGCTCTGATCGTTCTTCGTACTGGAAACCAAGCAACTCAAGACCGGTGCGATAGGCGTCTTCCCAATCCTTGCGGCCTTCCTTGTTTGCCTCGTAGTCCTCTACAAGTTGAGACGACATTCTAGAGACAACGGAATCATCCAAGTTGTCTACAAGGTTTGCATAGAAGTCGCCCGTATCAGGGGCCGACATAACCGGATCAAAGTCAATAACGACGCCACCATCCTCTTCAAACTCAATCTTGAGTTCCGGATCCTCGACCAGAGCCTCGTCCTCTACGGTGATCTCAACACCTTGAGCATCCTCCAAGTCCAACTCCACCTGAGGTAGCGCATCCCGGCGCTCTACAAGGGAGCTTGTCCCAAAGTTGCTGCGAGGTAACGGGTTACGAGCCATGGTTATCGCCTCAACGACATAATGCCGCCATATGCTCTAGCTTGAGGAGAAAAGAAGTCCCCTGTCTGCGGATCAAAGCCAGGATTCTCGGTAACGCCCTGACCAAGTGGCTGTTGCATTGGAGGCATTGCAGGCCGAACAAACCCCTCCGACCTCATCAGTCCACCCATAGGATTACTCTGAGAAGGTAGATCCATAAGTTGCTGCTTTTGTTCAGGAGTAAGATCTCTTACCGCAGAACCTTCCATGGCCTCTGATCTAAATCTCATTAGCATAGCTTCTAAACTATTCGTGTCCTTATCCCCTAATGCTATGCGAACACTAGCCGAAGTATCACCACTAAAATTAAGTATCGCATTAATCAGATCATTGCGATATTTATTAACGGCACCCTCTAGATCTTTCGCTGCGGCCTCGCCGCCTTGCTGGTATCCAACCGGGCGAAATCCCATCATATTCATGCTAATATCTCCTATTACCGGCGTCTCAACCTACCATTCTTGGTTGCTCATATAAAGGTTTGTCTACAAGACCGCCATCCGCTTTGCTTTTCGGAGGAAAACCTCCTTCAAGAACAGTGGGCGTCGTTGCACGGTCCATGGCTTTCTGATCCCAGACAACGGCGTTCTTGGTCCGCGTGTCCTCTTTCGGTTCAGGGTATGTAAGATCAAGTTGGACGCCGTTTTCTATCATTTCCTCAATGAGAGATATCACTAAATCCGAAGCGTATGGGGGGACATCACCGTAGAGACCGGAGTTCCATGTAGATTTCTCGTTGGGCTCCAGTTCTTGCATCTTGTTAAGCCAATCGTCTTCGCCTGGAAGACTCTTAGCGAAATCTAATGCTTCGGGAAGTCCTTTTGAATGAAAAATAATATTCTCTGCATCTATTTCCTGTTGCCTAACAGAAAGAGGGGTGTCTGGAAC